CTTTTCGCTGGCTTTCTTGATAAAAGTAGCTTTGGCTTCATTAATAGCCTTGCGTCCTTCAGCAACTAATTTAACGCGAGCGTCAACTAGTTGTTTGTGATCTTCATGCAATTCGCTCAACTCAGAAGTTAGTTTACGCAAAGCAAACTCTTCCAATTGACCAACTGCGTCTTTTTGTGACTTACGATCAGCTTTTAGTTCTGCTACTTCTTTTGCCAATGTTTCCATTACAAATTTCTGTAGTAACTGTGCGTCTTCGCTGATCTTGGCAGCATACTTTACACGTTGAGCCGTAGCTTCTTCACGTAAAGTTTTTAATTCGGCAGCGCCTGCAGAGATTGTATCTTGCATTAGCTTGTCCATTGCTTCGATTAGCTGGCTTTTATCGTGTTCATAACGACCAGCAAATTCTTCGCGTAACTCAGCTGTAACTGATTCACGGCTTTCGGATAAGTGTTTTTCCCAAGCGGCGTTGATATTCTCACGCACCTCTTCGGATAAAACTACTGAACCTAACATTTCTGTAAATTGTGTCATGTTTTTTCCTCAGACTTATTTCAGATTCTGAATGAATCTACGCATCTCTGCTTCGAGATGCTTTTGTGCGGACCTATCGTAGGTCGCCGCGTAGGCCACGTCCATCAGAGCGGCACGTCTACGACTGCCCATTACTCGTTCATAAATTGCTGTTGGATAAGCTTCAGGTGCGCTGGGTTGTGCAACAACGTCTACTGTAACGATTTCAAAGTCAGAAACTTTGCCGCTTTCAGTTACATTGCCGGATCCACGGCTGCTAACGCCTAACTTAACACCACTTTCAAGTAATGTTTTAATAATGTTACCCATTGGTGTTGGGATTAGCTTTAATTTGCCATAACCGTTTTCACCTTCCATCCACATGTCAGTAATCATATGACTTACTCGGTCAATGTTCACTTGTAAATCATCTGGGTGGTCGGCTTCACCTAATACAGAGTAACCTTTTTCTAGTCTAGACTTTATGCTCTCTACTGCACGGCTAATTTCATTTACAGGATAAACGCGACCGTTATGGTTTTGTTGTGCTCCTTGAATAAAAATTCCCTTCATGTAGAGATCTTTACCGCCACTGGCTGACTCTTTTGACTCAAGCACCAAATTGGCTTGATCAAAACTTAAATGTTCGCGTAGTGGCTGTACTTGCATGATGGGTTAAGCCTTTGTTGAAACTTTGCTGAGGTTAGGCTTAGTTGTACCGCCCATGTCTTGTGCTTTTGGAGCACTGGCTGGAGTTGTACCACTTGCTACACCGCTAGCTGAACTTGCACCAATTTTAACTGCTGGACGAGCACCCATTGGGTTCTTGCCTGCAACTGGACTGCGTTTTTCGTCAGCTTTGTCGCTGTTGTCTGGCTTAGAAACTGCGCTTAGTTCTGCTGATTCTTCAATGCTTTCTGGCATTTCTTCTTCAGCTTCCATGTCGCCCATTTCTTCTTCTGCGTCCATTTCTTCTTCACCAGCGCCAGAAACCATCTCTTCAAATTCTGCTTTTAATTTTGCTAATGCGGATTCAACATCCATCATAGCGTCTGCAACGTCGGCAGCATCAGCATCAACTGCTTCTGCACCTTCTTCGTCGCTTAGTTCTGCTGATAAGTCAGCAGCGGCTTCTTCGTCGTCGGCCATTTCTGGAGCAAACTCGTCGTCGCCTTGTTCTGTTAAGTCGGCTTCAACTTCGTCAATTGAACCTTCTAAATCTGTTGTGTCTTCGTCTTCGAAGGCAATATCATCGGCCATAATGTCCTCATAGACTTTACGGCCAATACCTACATAGTAGTCGTGTAACAATGCGCTAGCCTGATCTTCTTCTTTGTTTAGAAGATGTGCTAATGCCTGTTCTAAGATTGATTTACTCATTTGTTTCTCCTTGCGCTAAGGGGAAGTGTATTATTAGAATACACCGTACCAATAACTACTTACTATTGACGCAGGAGATTACGGAGGAAATGGCAGAAAAAACGGAGTTTTTCCCGCCATAACGTAATAAAAATGTAACTTAGTATTAGACTGGAGCTGGTCTAGCGTACATTTTTTTAACTAAATCTAAACGCTGGGATTCTTCATACTTGCGTAGATCTCGAAGTTTTCTCAAACGATTCACATGCTCTAATGTCAAACGTTTTCGACGCATGTCACCATAAAAGGCCACATCCGGATCAATTTCTGATTCAATTTCATCTTCAATTTCTAGTAGGTCGTTAAATCTCATACTCTTACTTATTAAAAAGTGAAACTTATGCGGTCGGTGGTGCTGGTGGTACTGGACTTTCTGTTCCGCCTTCTGCACCAGCAACAGGCTCTCCACCGCCATCTACTTCTAGATTCTCAATACCAGAGCCAAGATCTAAGTCACCTTCACTAGGCCCTTTAAGTCCTGTTGCACCAAAACCTGCAGATTCATCACCACTGGTGGCCATTGCATCTGCACCTGTGTTTTCTTCTTTCCACATGCGTTCGTTTTCTAATATTTCGTCTTCTGTTAAGCCTAAGAATTTTTTCAATTTGAAACGATGTGCTAGATATGGGATTTCGCTTAGTTGTGTAAACACAGCTGAACGTGCATTGTTGATTTCAATTTCGCGATAATCTGAGAAGTTTTGTGGTTCTAAGAAGTCTAGATCAAAATCTGAACTATCAATATTAATGCCACGTTGCTTCATAAAGACTTTGAACTCTCTATCAATCATTGGTGCAATTAAACCTTGCAATCTGCGGCAATAACGATTGAAACGAAACTCTTGAATCAATGCTGTTCCCATACGACCGTCTGTGAACTGTGCGGCACTATCATCAGGACCAGTTGGCAAGTAACTGCTAGGAATACGCAGACCTCGAAGTAGTTTGTTTGTAAAATACTTCAAGTCGTCAATCTCGCCCAAGCCTGTACCGCCAGGTAGTGTTTCAACTTTACTGCCACGACCGTCTGCTGTTTGAGCAAAGAAGAAGTCTTCCATGATGCTGAGTGGGTTATAGCTGGCATCAACTGCATTTGCTCCGCCATTGCGAGTTGGAATACGTCTTTGGTGAATTTCGTTCTTTACACGTTCAACAAATGCCATGGCTTGGTGTGCTGGCAAGTTGCCTGTGTCAATGTAGAATACACGTCGTTCTGGCGCACGTTGTACACGATAGATAATAACAGAGTCTTCAAGCATTTCTTTTTGCTTGTATACTTTAAACACGCTGTCAAGAATACTTGGACCAAATGGCCATGAAGCATCTAAGCCTTCGTTCAAGCTGATATGAATTATATCTTTGGCATCAATGGCCACTTCGCCACCTTGTTGGCCAGGTTTGGAATAGGTGTTTGATTGTGAAAATGGGCCTGCTGCATTGGTTACTGCAGCTCCAGGTAATGTTTGTACGTTGTCAATTGGTTGTGTTGCAACTTTGTTGGCAAGGTTAGGATGAATGTTGGCAATAACATATTGCTCAACTGCACGACCTTCGGCTTCGTTGATAACAGCACGTTTGACATCAATTGGGTTTACCCAATACAGTTCAAATGTTTCTGGGTCACGCAAGAAAAAGTGATCGCCATATTTGATTGCTGAACGGAATGTGCGAAACACACGTTGATCCATTTTGTTAATGGCGCACCACTTTTTAAGTGCTTCATTGACCACTTTGCTTTCACTATCGGTTGGATCTTCTTTCCATATAACACGAAATGGCAAGTTTGTTTCTATATCTGCTTGAGTACAAAATTCAGCAATAGTGTCCAATGCAGCATTGACTTCACTGTCAATGTCCATTTGATCGTACTGAGTATAACGCTCTGTACGGTTTGGTTGTCCAGTATAAACTTCTTGTAACCAAGAAGCAAACTTGGCAGACGTTGCTGATGCTCCGCCGCGTTGGCCCGTTGAAGTTTTTTCAACTTCCGGATCCCAAATTTTAAAGTGTTTTCGCCAACTCATAGTGTATTACTTATCGTATATCTTTAAGACAATCTAACCGGAGATTCGTACCCAGCTGATTTTGTGTTACCCCGGATTGCCGCAAGATCGTTTTCAATACTTGATAGATATGACATAACTTGTGCAATCACTTCTGGTGTAACTGCTGTATTTCC